CATGAGATGTGCCATATTTTAACTCAGCCACTGCTTGAGGCGGCACTGCAGGATTCAGCGCCATCACAAAAAACCTGGATCAGCGACATAAATGAGCGCCAGACGCAGCGCATATCAAACGCATTGTATCTCAGTAAGCCAGCAGAGTACTGGCTACCAAAGGGATTTAAAAAACAAAAGGTTAAACGCCAAAAAAATCAATCAACAAAGCAAAAATATGAAAAAAGGAAAGTGCGATCCAATGCACGAAAAAAAAGAAATGGAAAAAAGTAAGATGCCACTACACCGCAAAGTAGGCCAGGCAGGAAAACCAATGTTTAAAGCAAAAAAGAAATAATATGCAACCTAAGAAACCAGCACCAATTAAGCGCTCTGCACCGCAGCCACCGAAGCCTATTAAGCGTTCAGCAGTCGAGCCACCGCGACCAATCAAAAAACCAGTCGCTCAGCCACCAAAGCCAATCAAAAAGTCAAAAGCGACAGGTGTTGAAGGCTTCGGAACCATTACGGACAGCAAAGGGCGCAGATTTATGCCACTCACAGGCAAGACATATTAACTAAGCAGGTATGGATGTGTCATCAGACAGTGTGAGGAAGGCGTTCACTCGCAAGCTGTCTCCTGAAGCAGAGCAGAACGTCCGTAACTTCTGGGATAGCATTAAAAAACAAAAAGAGAAAAATATATGCGAGGAGAGTGGAACGAAAAAACAGAAAAATTAGAATGGGTACTGGAAAATACCGACGAAAAAGGCCTGTTTATTTGTGGCCTGGTTTTCGTTATTGGTTTGTGGATTGCCATCGGCGTTGTAATTGCTAGCATGATTTTTAACAAAGTATGAACATACAGTATTTAGAGATTGACCAGATAAAGCCATACGAGAAAAACGCCAAAAAGCACCCACAGAAACAAATTGACAGCGTGGCAGCAAGTATTCAGCGTTTTGGATGGGCGCAGCCACTTGCTGTTGACGAAGCGAACACGCTCATTATTGGTCATTGTCGACTTTTGGCAGCCCGCAAGCTTGGACTTGCAACGGTTCCTGTCGTAACTATGGAGGGACTGAGCGACGAAGAGGTGGCAGCACTACGCCTCGCCGACAATAAACTTAATGAATCCGACTGGGATATGTCACTGGTGCGTGAGGAGCTTAAACTTTTGGAGCCAGAACTTCTTGACCTCACAGGGTTCAGCCGTGACCTCGTTTTGGACAATAGCGACAAGGACGACGAAGCCCCAGAGCTTCCTGTGACCGCTGAAAGCCAACTGGGCGATATTTACGAGCTTGGAAGCCACAGACTCATGTGTGGCGACGCAACGCTCCCAGAGCACCTGTCAGCACTTATGGACGGAGACAAGGCAGACATGGTATTCACCGATCCACCATACAACGTGAACTATAAAGGCCAGGGCGAGAAAACCAGCAACACCATTCTGAACGATAAGATGAGCAGCAGCGAATTTGACATATTCCTCGATAAGGTATTCCAGAACTACCGCACAAACATCAAAAATGGTGCAGGCATGTATGTGTTCCACTCAACCAGCACACAGGCACAGTTTGAAGGAGCATTGAAGCGTGCAGGGTTCGCGGTCCGCAATCAGCTGATATGGAATAAGCCAATGGCAGCATTAGGTTGGGGAGACTACCGCTGGAAACACGAACCGTTCTACTACTGCGGAGTGGATGGCGTTGAGACCCAATTCTATGGAGACCGTACGCATAGCACAATCTGGGACTTTACCAAGAGTGAAGAAGACCTTGTGCGCTGGGCTAAGCGGATCAAGAAGGCCGAGCAGGAGGGTAAAGCAACTGTATGGACCATGAAGCGCGACGCTGTGCAGGAATATGTTCACCCGACCCAAAAGCCAGTGGAGCTTATCTGCTATGCCCTCGCGAACTCAAGCAAAATGGAAGACATTGTTCTCGACCTGTTCGGCGGATCAGGATCAACCCTCATCGCATGTGAGAAAGCAGGCCGCGTATGCCGCACCATGGAGCTTGATCCGCGATATGTTGACGTTATCATCAAGCGTTGGGAGGAATATACTGGAGGAAAAGCAAAGAAATTGAACTAATATGCCAGGCAAAAAAAAGGGTAAAAAAACAGGGCCAAAACCAAAAATGACTCCAGACGTTATCCGCAAATTGGAAGAAACCGCAGCGCTGGATGCAACAATCGAAGAAATGTGCTTCTATGCAGGCATTTCCCCAGATACCTATAGCAGATACCTGAAAGCCAACCCAAAATTTGCGGTGAGAATCGCAGCATTGAGAGAAAAACCCATACTTGCAGCCAGACAAGCAGTAGTAAAGTATTCCACAGATAGCTATGCGAATGCGATCGACTACCTCTCAAGAAAGCGTAAAAAAGAATTCTCGACCAGAACTGAACTTACAGGCGAAGACGGCAAGGAGCTCGGCGTTGTGATGCTTCCACCTAAACCGAAAGAATAAGATGTCCCTGATATCAAAAATAGTTCTGTATCTTGCAAAGCTGCCAGCAGCTATTGAAACAGATACTGTTGATGAATATTTGCAAGATATTAGGGATGATATTTTTAATAACACATGAAAGTAGCTTGGGCTCCACAACCAAAGCAGGAAATTGCACTGGTGCGCCTAGAGGACGAAATACTGTTCGGTGGCGCACGTGGCGGTGGCAAGACCGACGCGGGTATGGCCTGGCTACTTTATGATATCGGGAACCCTCTGTACCGCGCTCTGGTTATTCGCCGTAACGCAGATGACCTGAAGGACTGGGTTGACCGCGCAAAGCGATTCTTTGCCCCATGCAGAGTGGTGGCAGCAGGCGTACCGACTGAATTCCGATTCCCAAGCGGAGCAATCATCCGCACAGGTCACCTCAAGGACTCGAACGCATACACCAAATATCAGGGCCATGAATACCAGAAAATCGTCATTGAAGAAGTAACTCACATCGTGCGCGAGTCAGACTATGAAAAACTGCTCGGTTCGTGTCGCTCAACAGTCCCAGGCATAAAGCCACAGATATTCTGTACCACCAACCCTGACGGCGCTGGTTTTGAATGGGTAAAGGAGCGTTGGGGAATTCCTGACCAGCCAACGGACATTGTTACAACAAAGGACGAGACAACAGGGCGTACACGCGTTTTCATTCCGTCACGCGTAGAAGACAATGAGAAATTGATGGGCGCTGATCCTGGTTATGTGAAATTCCTTGACTCAATCAAGGACCCGACATTGCGCAAACAGTGGCGTGAAGGCAGCTGGGAGGAACCAACGATTGAAGGCTCCTATTATTTGAACCTGATGAACGAGATCAGGGACAAGGGACACATCCGCAACGTGCCATACGACCCAAGACTCCCCGTCGACACTTGGTGGGACATTGGTATCGGTGACGCAACCGCAATATGGTTCACCCAAGTCATTGGAAACGAAATCCGTGTAATTGATTATGAAGAAGCAGAAGGCGAAGGCGTGCTGTACTACATGCAACGGCTCAAAGAGCGCGGATACCTGTATCGCAATCATTACTGGCCACATGACGGCGAAGTGCGCGAATACACAACAAATACCAGCAGAAAAGAGACCGCCGAGAGCCTTGGACTTACCCCAATCATTATCATTGCGCAGCACAAGATAGATGATGGTATCCAGGCAGTGCGCAACATTCTGCCGATGTGTTTTTTTGATCAGACGAAATGCAAAGAGGGAATAAAGGTGTTAAAAAACTACAAAAAAGAGTATGATGAGAAGAGAGACACCTTCAAGGACATACCAAATCATGATTGGGCGTCCCACGGTGCCGATGCTTTCCGTTATCTCGCTGTAGGTTACGGTCAATACATCGCAACCGCAGCATCAAATTTCAAACAATCAGACTATATACCAACAACTCAATACGGCATATGATTAACCGCGATTTGGCTGACAAGCTGACAAGAATCGCCCTGCAACAGGTATTCGCTGCGCGACAGCTTAAGAAACCGCGCATGGAGACCATCAAAGAAATCGAAGATGTGTATGCGAACCGTCACAGTGCGACATTGTTCGGTCGCATTGACATACCGTTGCCATTTTTGGCAGGACATATGGACACCGTGTTGGCTAAAATTGACACCAAACCAAGTGTAAACTTTATCCCAACAGAGGAAGCCGATATTGAGCTGTCTGAGAAGGTCACAGCTGTGTGGAAGCTCAAGAGTACCTCAATGCAGGATGCATGGGCTCGCAAGGACCGCAACGAAAAGAAGCTCGCAATTTTGTCAGGCCGTGGCATTGCAAAGATATTCGCCGATTCAATCGACGGGAAATATCGCAGCCACTATGAAGTGGTGGACCACAATGATTTTTTGTGTGAAGGAACTCAGGGCCACCTTGAGGATCAGATGTACCGCGGTCAGGAAAACATATTCCGCGTACCAGCAGAAGTGCGCGAAAAGGCTGACGCGGGCGTGTACGACAAAGAAAATGCAATCCGTGTCATCAACGCAGCCTCAACAGACGAATTTTTGACGGGTCAGCAGGAGCTTTTGAACAAATTTAACCGCATGAAGGCGCTCGGACTCGATCCGATGAACAGTACATACATCGGCCAGCCAGTCATCAATTTCATCGAATGGGACATGGAATACGAGGGTGAGCGTTACTACCTCGTGTTTAACGAACAAACAGGCATCTGGGTACGCGCAGAGAAGCTCCGCGACGTATTTCCGTGTGGCGATAGCTTCCCGAAGGGTGTATCGCCATGGGTATCATGGGCAACCCACGAAGATGCATTCAACTTCTGGTCAAAAGGTTTTGGCGACGACGTGCTTCCAATCGCGCAGGCAATTCGCATCATCATGAATCAGGCAGTCATCAACATGATGCGCCGTAACCAGCCGACCAAGGCGTTCGATCCGTCAGTATTCCCAGATCCAAACAAGCTCGAATGGCAGCGTCCTGACCAGCTTGTGCCGATTAACGTCGGTAAAGACCCAAGCAAGGGCATCTACACATTTGAAACCCCTGAAATCACAGGCAGCCTCGACCTTACCAAGTATCTTGACGACTATGTTGGCAAGTGGACGGGCGTTACCGCAGAAGCACAGGGTGCAAGCGATAAAGATGCAAAGGTGGGTGTTTACTACGGACAGCTTCAGCAGGTTGCAGACCGCATTGGCAGCGTAGAAAAAGCGTATAACGAGAGCTATGCAGAAAAGGGATACCGATTCTTCTGGGGCCTGAGAACACATGTAAACGAAGCCGTGCTGGTTAAGATGATCGGCAAGCAGGGCGTGAAATGGGATGAACTCACGCGCGGCGAACTCCAAGAGGCGAGCGATTTTGATGTTCAGGTGTCAGGCGGTCGCGCAGAGGCAGAACTTGACGCTGTAAAGCAGGAGCGTCAGGCGAACGCAATCACACAGCTGACAAGCAACCCAAAGACAGCGGAAATATTGA